CTTGTTAAATAAACCACAGTAAAGCCTTGTAAATATGTTGCTGAATCGCTAATCATACCAATATGTCTAAGCGTAACATTCCCGCCAGTTCCCACATAAGCAGTAGCTATACCATTTTTCCCTACGGAATCATCTGGATATGTTGGATATGTAAAATTGACAGTATATACGGGTGCAGGAAGTCCATCTGCTATTTTAAAATAGTCACTATTCAATAAGGTCCTGTTTAGTTGAAGATTATCACAACTAATTTGAATAAGTCGTCCATACTTGTAAACATGAAATCTTTGAGTAATATCAGGGAAAGCAGCCAGAGCTTGTTCTGTAAATAAATAATTTGTCAATTCTTCTACTTCTTGCGTAGAAGTTTTTCCATCTTCAAGGATATTTACGATTTTGCCGTCATATTTATTTTTTTGCGATTGTGATAAAGCATCCCATTCGGCTTGTGTTCCAACAAATTCTTCATAGTCGTTACCGCTATCTCCACCGCCAATGTCAATCCAACCTGTGTAAGATGCTACTTCTTCTGTTTCTCCAGTTTCTACAACATCAGTAAAAGTTTCTGTATAGGTTCTACCTTGAATAGTGATAGTAGTTCCATTTATGGCTGAAACATAAGATACAATATATCCGTCAGAAATTCTAACCAATGCAGAACCAACTTCAAGTTCTTTATTGGCTAGGAAGAATGAAAGCGTTTCTCCATTCTTAGTTCCATTGAACTTATAGGTTGTCAAAGGCGTATCCTCCACATACTCATAGTGGTGTCCTTTGAACAATCCCCAAAGTGGCTCACCTGTATAAACAGCAACTGAGCCAACAGGATACAATGTAGAATCAATTATATTATCGCTTGTATAAAATACTCCATTCTTAACGGTTGATATATATCTCCATACATAACTACCGCTTTCATCCTTACATTCATAGAAGCATCCGTGTTCGTATGAACCAGTTTCACCAATATACTGGACTATCTTTCCGACGTTTTCAGCGGAAGCAGTTGGCATTGTCTCTACCTGGATGGAAGAACCGCCGCCGCCAAGCTCGTCATCATTGTACATTGCCTGCAAACTAGAATAGTTTGCAGTTCCGCTACCTTTATTTTTATCAAGCCATATATCTGCACCATAGGCTACTGGGAATGTATCGAGGTCGTTCTGCTGTTTCATCGAATCTGCAATTCTTACTGGCATTTTTATCCTCCGTTATTCAAAAAGCATCTGGATTGCACCCAGGTTCATCTGTGTAGTTCTTACTATCTTGTATGTGGTCGTTCCGCCCGAAGCGTTCGTTATGCTGAAAGTTCCGCAGTTCACAAGGTCAGTTCCGAACCCGCCGATTTTGCAGGTGTTGGGCATATTCCATGAAGCAGGACAGCACACAAAGCCGTACTGTCCGCTTCCTACAGTAATGTTATAAGTTCCCTTGTACGTGGTTGCGAGCTTGCTTCCTGAAAGTCCGGTCACAAATGCAGACGTGAACTCCGCAGGTGTCGCCGCGCTTCCCCAGTAAGCCTTCCACTTGAACGAAATGCTCTTGCTTGCCGTAACGGACTTCTCACCGTCGCTTGCAGTAAGCGTGAACGTCTTGTTTGAGCTGATTGGCGTGGAGTATGTCGCCGTCCTCACCGTATTGTCCGCAAGCGTGCAGTCCGTGAGCGTCTGTGAGACGACATCCTTGTTGTATGCCCATGCGAAAGAAACCTCACTGACTGTCTGGCCGACCTCGTACTCAGCCGTGCTTGGTGTCATGGTGAAGCTGTTAATCTTTGGCTCAACGTAGTAGACCTTCGCAAACAGGCTGTCCAGGGCCTTCTTAACGTTGTCAAGGCTTGCGAACTCCGCATTAGTGTAGCTCACGCCCGAAGCGTCGCCGCCCAGTGCGCTTGGGTCTGCAAGGACAAGGTTGCCCTCGTTATTGACCCTCAGAACCTTGCCTTCGTTCAGGATTCCCTGCGCTACGTCCACCTTTTCCCCAAATTTCGTGTAGAGTGCGGATGACTTTACCGGGTTGTCGCTTCCCGCAGTAACGCTTGAGTCAACGTCCCCAACCCCCACCTTGTCGTCAAGGTCGTCGTCAATGAGAGCCTTGAGGTCGTCCAGTGCCCCTATGTCGGGAACCTTCGTCTTGTCGGGGTCTGACCCCGTGTATTCTGATGTCACGTCGTTGGTCTTTGATACATAGTCCGAGAAGTTTACGCTCGCAAGCGTGTCCGTAAACTCAGCCCCTTCAATCCATATCGTAGAATAGTTCGTGCCGGACGCGGTGTAGTAGAACTTCGTCTTGTTGTCTGATGTTACGGTCTTTTCGACCCCGCCCTGGTAGTACGTTATGGTGGTTCCGCTTATGGTCGGCTTCTCGTCGCAGACTATCGCAGTCTGGTTGATTGCGTTCTGTATGCTCGTGTCGGTGTATGTTTTACTTGCTGTAAGGCATGAGTTTACCTTCCTGTCTACCGAACCCGTTATTTCCACGCCGCCGTTGAGGGTGTTGATGTCAGTCCTGTTTGCGGCAACCCTAGCGTCAAGCGCGGTGTCGTCATAGTTCTCAAGCCCTGCGAGCTTCGTCTTCTCCTCTGCCGTAAAGTCATTGGAGGAAAGGCCTTTCCCTGCCTCCACGTCAACCTTGTCGTCAAGAAGGGTGTTGGTCTCAACCTTCGTGTAGTAGGAGGACAGGTCGCCCCCGCCGCCACTTGTTATCTCACGCCACTTACCGTAAACAGGGTCAACCGTATTGGAACGGTTGTAGCGGTATTTTTTACCGTCCTCAAGACAGAATGAATCATACATGTCAGGGAGGTAATTCTCAGAGAAAGCTACCAAATCTGCTAAGGTTTCAAATTGGTCACGAGTAACGTTTGGCAATTTTGCATTTATAGAGAGATTTGATAATAAACTAATTGCCATATTTTACCTCCTTCTTTTTACACTCTGCAATTCTTTATTATTTAAACACAAGCTGCACATCTATTGCCTGAGTCGGGTCATTCTGCGTATAGCAGTTGTATGAGATGCCGTCGATAGTTACTGCGGTCTTCGTGAAACTATCAAAGTATGAAAAATTATTTACTTCGTCTTTAATATACGTTAGCGCACCGAAGGAAGCAGGGTAGGCGTAAACAACCTTTCCGTAGTCCATATTGATTCCGCTGTAGGTAAGGTTCTTCGTATCCTTGAGCGTCCTGTTTTGGAGTGACTTTAGGATGGCTTCAGTAGGCTCACCTATGGAGGAGTCAACCGTTCCGTAGTATGACTTGCCCACGAATTTGACCGCTATTTCCTTTGAAGTGCTCATCGGCACTCCCGGCTTGCGGTCGGCAACGACTGCCTTGAGCGTGAAGTTTGAGTTTGTCGGCAGCGTCCACGTCATGTTGAACTGGTATGTGCCGGGTGTAGAAATATTCTCCGTATGCTTGAGGGCACCGTCAAGGTAGAAGTCCACCTTTGACAAGTCGTAAGTGTTCTTTGTTACGGCTGCCTTCATAAGCACGGCTGACACTGTGTCCTCCACAACGTCATAAAGGGTTGTCGCAGGCTGGATTGTAAGCGTAAGGCCTGGGGCTACTTCCTTTACGAGCATGTCTTTTATGAGCGTCTCAAGCGGAGTCCCTTTTGCGTACACCTTCCCGCTAGTAGCAGAACCAACCGGGTTGGAAACCGTTATCGGGTTCTGAAGGTTCGCACCGCCAAGAAGGGCAGCGTCCAAGGCATCCTTGACCGTTTCTATTTCCGGGTGCCCCTCGTTCTCGTAGGCAACCTTGTCGGCAGAGTCTACACAGGGAACCTCCCCGCCGTCTATAGTCCTGCCGTCGCTGAAAGTGAATATGAAGTGGTTTTCTTCATTTATCTCTATTGCGGTAACTTCGGAACCGTCCTCCCCGTCCATGACAATCATCACAGAAGTGCGGGTTGAGCCTGCGTTGTCCGTCCAAAGGTATGTAACCTTGTTTCCGCCTTCAATGGGTTCTATGGAACTGATTGTACAGGGCTTTCCCCTTATCGGGCCAGCCGTACCCAGTATCGAATCGTCACAATACTTTTTGCAAACTGCTAATGTATCAACAGATATTGACATCCTGACTCTCCTTACATTTCGTACCAGGAGCCGTCCTGGAACATGTAAATGGCCCCCGTGTCTGTAACGTATGCCGTAGAGCCTGTGCCGCAGTAGGTAACGACGGAGTTAAGCTTGTCCAAGTCGGCTGCAAGAAGGCGGTATTCCCTTACGCCATTGTCATTGCTAATTGGCGTAATGCTCCCTATGTCCGGCGCGTCGTCGTCCGGGTAGGCTATGTAATCCTGCCAAATCATTGATATACCTCCTTGGGCATTGTTGACTATTCACCCAGTATCTCTGAAAAACATCTTAGATACGGTATTTTTTTTTGGCAAAGAAAACTCAGTCTCCTTCCCCGAACTCTTCAAACAGTTCCTTCATGGTCAGCTTGCGCCCCTTTGATGTGAACTCACTGAACTGGACTCCTGACTCGTAGAGCCTGAACCTTGCCGGGCCGAGAATCTTCCTCTTGACTTCCTCACTCTGCCTTTCAAACCACTCGCTGTAGCTTGGCTGCCTGAACTTGTCACCCTTCTTTATTGGCAGGTAGTAGCACCTACAGCTGTAATGGATTGGAAGCAGGGGAGCTTCCGTAAGGTCGTCATAGGTAGTGCCTGAGTATACGCCGCAGACAGGGCAGGTCTTGTCGTCAAGAATTGCAACGTAGACGTATGACGTCCCCCTCAAGTCTTCCAGCAAGAGCCTCTGGGTGTTCCTCTGGTTTGCAGTGACCGAAAGGTGTACGTCAGCCCCGGCTTCCTTGCCTATCTTATTGAACGTCCTGTCCATCTCGGCACTGACCGTCGAAAGGCCGCTTCCGAAGATATAGGAAGACCAGGCGGGGAGGGTGACTGCCTTCTCCATTTTCGTCTTGTAGGATTCAAAGAAATCCTTTCTGTCCTTGTACTTTCCGAAAGGATGGGACTTGAGCTTCCTCCAGTTCATCGCAGACATGACAGCAGCAACCCCAAGGGCTACCTTAAGGAGCTTTGAAAGCCAGTCCGATTCCTTCTCCGACTGCTTCCTTTCCTCCCTGTCAAACAGCTTTGCGAACGGGTCAACCTCTTCGTCTATGGCTTCCGACACTTCCTTTGCAAACTGGAGGTACTTGCCTTTTGACGTAATGACACCGTACCCTTCCATTACGTCCTTGAGCCGCTTCTTGACCCTTTCGGTAAGGGAGTTGAGTCTGTTCTCCCAAGACTGTGCGTAAAACTCAGTGTCTATGAGGTGCTTCGTGTACCTGTCAAAGTATTCATCGTACGTCAAAAAAATTTCTCCTTTATGAACCGCCTTATCTCGGAGGGGGTCTTGCCCCTTGACTCCAGGACACGGACAAGGTTCTCCCTCCTTGCGACCTGCTCCAGAACATCTTCGTCGAGCGTACCCCTGTCAACGTTCTGGGCAAGTCCGAGGGATTTGTTTATGAGCTTGGAAAACTCATCCTCGCATTCCATCACTCATCCCCTTCCTTGTCTTCCGGCTTTTTCTTTTCCTCGTCTTCATCATCTTCATCTTCTTCCTCTTCCATTCCGCTGTCGTCAGCAAGAGGCTTTGGTGCCGGGATTGTAATCTTCTTGCCCTCACGCATCTGCTGGTAGAGGTTGAACTCGTCGATAGGAGGAACGCCTGCTGCTTCAATTGAGATGAGCATAATGAACTGCTCAAGAGTACAGTTGTTCGGGAGGTACTCTCCCTTCTTGAGTGCTTCGTATACGTATGGGAGCGGGTAGCGTCCGTCGCGTGAAAGGTTTGCGATTGCGTTGATTGCGTTCGGGTCAAATGCGATTGTGTCGAAGTCAACGTTGAACTCTATGTTGACGCGGCCTCCTGCGCCCACCCAGTCGCTCATTATCTGAAACACCTTCGTGAACTTCTCCGCAAGGTTCCTTGCGTATGTGGCAAGCTTTGAGTTCTCTCCCTGCCTGTGTATCTGGGCGGCATCCTTCGTTTCCGACATCGCCTTGTCAGGGGATATTGCCCTCGTGCCGAGTACACCTATCTCCTCTGCCGTCTTTGCAAGTGCCTGTTCGCTATGGTTCAATCCTTCGCCTGCAAACACGAGCGTACCGACCCTTGCAGACTCATCAGGAAAATTGAGGAACGAGTCAGCCCCCAGGCGGATTTCTTCGGGTGAGCCGTCTGGCTTCTTTCCGAGCGTATACCCGGTAACATAACCTGTAGGGATTGTCGTGCAGTGGACACCGTTCTCATAGTCAGCGGACTGCATGTAGTAGTGCTTGTGAAGCTCTGCAAGGCCGTAAAGCATGGGCTTTTCGGGTGTCTTAAAGGGCAGGAACTCAAACGGTATGTACTTGATGTACTCGCCCCTAATCATAACGTAGTCGTCAGTAACCTGCTCAAAGGTCTTGTTCCCGGCCCTGTCAAACTCCCTGAAAACCCTTACGTGATAGTAGCCGGAATCGTCAAGGGCAAGAACCCTGTACTGCGGAACGAGGTCATGGCTGAACTCATCCCCCGTCTCGGAATCAACCATCTCAAGGAGCACCACGAGCGACAGCTGGCTCACCCCGTTTATGTCCTTGTACTTCCAGTTGACTATGCTTTCCGCAGGGTAGTACCTTGCGTAAGGACGGATACCCCTCATCTTTGCGTCAAAGACCGTTACAACACCCTCACTCTTAGGCATGTCAACGAGGATTCCCCCGAAGGTCGTCTGCATGTTGTCCATTGCAACGTCAGAGGCAAACTGATAAAGGGAAGAGCCTTCCCGGTCAAAGTTGCTCAGGATAAGGTCAAGCTGCTCGTCATCAGGCTTTTCGACGACAGGAGTGCGGCGGAAAATGAGCCCGTGCATGGACTTGAGGGCCTGGTCGGTGTAGTCCCCCGGCTTTGCCCTTGCCTTGTACTTGTCGTAATCTTCCTTCGTCTGGCCGCTCTTCATCGGCAGGTAGGCAGGCCCAGCCATCTTTATCTCATGCTCGCCCGCAACAAAGTCACGGATAAGCTTCCATTTTGCACCCATTTTCAAAACATAAGGATGGTATTCAGTAACCATAGTTCCTCCTACATTCCGAGAATGACAGGCCTTCCCAAAGTCCTGTCCCTAATCGGGAATTTGTAATTTATGAAGTAGGCAGCGGAGTCCGATACGTGGTCCAGTCCCCCGGACTTGTCCGGCTCGCTTACGCCCTGCTTGTCCTTGTATGTGTAGCCGTCCCAAGACTTCCTGAGTTCAGGGCATCTTCCGAAGGCTATGTACAGCCGCCTGAACCCGGTGGCATTGCAAAGGTTTGTGTTGACGCAGTTGAACTTGTCCCTCGTTGCGTATGGTGCATAGGGAACGAACACGTCAAAGCCGTTCCTCTGGAGGATGTCCATGTCAGTAACGCCGCCGACCGCATTGGTCTGCCTTTTACGGCACGTCGGGTCAGGGTAGCAGTTGACGCGGCAGGCCGGGTACCTTCTCTTAATTTCATCAGCAAGGGCCTGCGTGTCGGAGTTCCTGTCCACTATCTCATCAAAGCAGACTGCAATCTCGTTATGCTCAGGGTCCTTATCAATCGCCCAGATGGTTGCCGTCATCGGGTTTACGTTGAAGTCTATGCCTACGTGTATGTCCGTCTTTTCCGCTCCGTACCAGTCCTGCATTGAAATGGAGTTCTTGTCCTTGTCATAGTTGAAGTAGACGCGGTTGCTCATGGTCTCGAATGAGGCAAGGTACTCCTGCTCAAACATCTTCCTTGACATCGTTTTCTTGGCGGACTCGATTTCCTTCGGGTCTACGTTTCCGCCCTGTATGGTCGTGTACTGGAACCATCCCCACTCGTCATCATGCTTTGCAGCTTCAAAGAGGTCGTAGAACCAGTTGTAGCCCTTTGGGGTTGAAATTATAAGTGCCCGCCCGTCATGCCATTTGTCCGAAAGGTTAGGGCGGACAGTCTGCCAGAGGTCGCCTGACTGAATCATCGCGGCCTCGTCTATAACAAGAAGGTCTATACCCGTACCACGGACAGAATCAGGGTCAGTCGCAGAGGCAAGCCGTATGAAGGAGCCGTTCTTGAACTCCATGTACATCATCTGCTCGTTGGACTTGGTGAGGTATGCCTGCGGAACATGCTCCTTGAGCCAGCCCCTCCACATGATGTTCCTTGCGTCAGGAAGGGTAGGGGCAACGTATACTATGCTTGACCCCTTTTTGTTGACTGCCTGCATGAGCATTTCGTAGCCTGAAAGGAATGACTTTCCGAAACGCCTTCCTGCGTTCACTATGCGGAACCTTTTCTTGCAGCACATTATCTCGCCCTGGGGAGCTGTAACGTGTACGACCCTTTCTTCCGACATTACTCTTCGTCCTCCTCAGAGACTATCTCCTCTGCAATGTCCGACCTTGGCTCAGGGTTCGTGTCGATTGACGCATTGTTATTGATTATGGTAGCGTCCACCTTGTCTATCTGGATTACCATCTTAGGCATGGTTTCCTTATGTTCTTCCTGTGCGACACCTGCCTTGCCCTCAAGGTGTTCTATGATGAACTTGGACGCGGCAAGCTTTACGTAGTCGTCCTTCTCCGGGTCTATGGCCATGTCAACAATGCCCTCAATCATAAGCTGGGCCTTGGTCTTGTAGTCGCCGGAGGCCGTCTCTGCGTGCTTGTTGAGTTCCTGGTAAAAGGCATTAGAAAGCCATCTCTTTGTCGAGGCAAATGACTGCTGGGGCTTTACGCCCCTGTCACTCGTATATGAAGGTGTGTTTACAATGTAGCCCATGAGAAAAGACTTTATGCAAAAGCTTTTTTTTAGCAAAAACTTGCCCAAAATCCGAAAAAGAGGTTTAATGGAGTTTGCATTTACAGGAGGATTACAAATGACAAAAAAAGGTCTTATTGACAGGCTTTCACAATACCCGGATGACATTCCCATCAAGATAGCAGTAGGAAACGAAGGGGAGGACAACTATGAAGAGTTTGACCTCAAGGACATACAGGGGAGGAAATACAGCCTTCCTGAAAGGTATGCCCTAATATCCCTGAAAACAGGCAGAATATAAAAAAAAAGGAGTGCCCTTTCGGACACCCCCTTTCTGAAAAATAGGAGCAGTGTTATGCAGCCTTCTTAGCCTTTATGCCCTGTATTACAAGTCCAAGGATAATGGCAACGAGACCCGCTACGCTGGTAATTATGGTAGTCATGGTAGACTCGGCAAAGCCGCAGAATCCAAGCATGAATGCGCCCCCAGCTACCAGTACGATGGAGAGTACGCTCATCCAAAGGGCCTTTTCCTTGTCCCTCTTGTTCCAAATGGCAGCACAGGCAAGGCCTGCTCCGAACATTACTGAGGCAAGGCCTGTAATGTCAGCGAGCGGAAAGTTTGCAAAAGTGCTGACGGCAGCTCCTGCAACCACGATTACGATACCGATGATTGTGAGAAGGTTCTTTCTCATAAAGTTTCCCCCGAAGGCTCTTTGTCCTTCTTTTCAAAGTTTGTTGCTATCTTGTTTCCTTCTAGTCCGCCTATCAGGATTGTAGCCATTAGGAATAGTGCGGCAACGAACGTTGAGTACATCGTGCCGTAGTCATACCCGAACTTTGCCTTCATAACGAAGGCCGTCCCAAGCAAAGCCGCATAGCACCCTGCGCTTATGACGTAGCGGTGTATGTTGATGTTCTTGTATTCCCCGCTCGGAAGGGAAGCCGTCTTCTGTATCATTGCCCAGATGTCCAAACCAAGATAAGAGGACAGGATTGATACGTAGAATATGGCTACGTCCTGTGACACTTCGGGGGATATGATTACTATCCCCTCCATGATTGCCGTAGCCAGGATGAATATGATGAGCTTCAATATTTCCATGCTTAAGCCTCGTCTTCGATTGTAAGGTCAACCGTAAGGACTGTGTTCCTTACGACCACGATGTTGCCGATTGGCTTGTCTTCCATGAGCTCACGGACCTTTTCCTTCGTCTCGGTGTCGTCACCCTTGAAAGGTTGCCCGTCTTCCCCCTTCACATACTGGAAGGCATTGTTACCGCTTTTTACCAAAATACTGTACATGGCATCACTCCTTTATCTGTTTTTTAGAACCAGTATCAACGTTCCCGTTGATATTACCGTACACAATCCCAGTGTCACGGACGTATTTCTCCAGAATCTTAACTTGCTCTCTGATTGCCTTGCTCGCGTCTCTAATTCCTGCGATGCTGTCAAGGCCTGCTGTAAGTTCTGATTTACAGCCCTCAAGGTCTCTTCGGATTGCTGATATTTGGCTTCCGTACTGTTCAACCTCTCTATTGCAGAGTTCAAGGCTTGCTCTAAGGCTTCCGTTTTCGCGTCTATAACGTCCAAGTTTTCGTAGACAGACGAAAAGGGAGATTCCTGCGGATATAGCGGCCCCGGCAACAAAACCAGAAAGAATAAGAGTAATAACAGTCTTGAAATTCTCCACATCAGGGCCTCACTTTACCTCGCGGAACACGCGGCGGGAATATACAAGGCCGCTGAGCCTTGTCACAGATTTGTCCAGGGGATCGTAGTCTTCAAGGCAGAAATGGCCCGTACCGTTCTTCCCCTGCTGGACTGTTTTAGCCCAGAAGTTTACATACCATTCCCCTTCCTTCGGACGGTAGGAGGCTGGTTCATGGGACACTGTGAATCTTTTGCCTGTAAGGAGGGAAAGGAACTCGGCAGGTTTCTCTACAAAGAAATTGTCCCCCTGAAGGTAATTTTTCTGATTGAATCTTATGTAGCCAGCGTCAATGCCTTTCTCGAAGCAGCTGGCGTAGTAGGTGAGTGTAGGCTCTGTTTTTGTAATCCTTGAGGCAAGGCGGATAATGCAATCCGCATAGCACGATGTCCCGCCAGCACTCTTGAAGAAGAGCTGTGCGTAACTCATTATCATATAGCAAATCCTCCGATTTTCCAGTTTTGCTACATGATAATGATATGGTCTTTTTTTTAGCAAAGCAAGAAACTATTCTTCTTCGTAACTGGTGTAGAACATGTCCATAGCATGGTCCAGTACGAAAGCAGGGACTGGAATTTCTTTCTCATATCCGTCCTCGTCAACCTCGAAGCATTCCAACTCCGTCCTGACACTCTTATCGTCTACATCTTCTTCACCTGGGTGAACTACTGACAGGCTAAAGCCATGTCAGCTTCGTGCTTCACAGATTCGAGTTTGATACCAGAAGCAAGAGCCTCTGATACAAGTGCTTTAATCTCCACACGCTTGAAATTGGTGCGTCCCACACCTACTTTATTTTCATAAAACCAGACCATATTCTGAGCCGCATGAATATCTCTATCCATTTCAACTCCGCAGCCACATTTGAAAATCCTGTTCCAAACTCTCATTTCATCATGCCATTGTCCACATTTTGTACACAATTTTGTCGTAGGACAATTCTTTGACAGGACTACTACATTAGACTTAAGAAGAAGCTTTGATTTTACTCTTCCTAATACTGAGTGCTGAACTTTCTTTCCGTGATTGCCTTTATGCCAATTACTAAGCTGTTCATCCTGAATAATAACAGTGTCATATTCAGAGAATTTTGCAACAAGTTTGTTGGCAAGGTCGTTTTTCTGGTTGGTAAGTTTCTGGTATTCTTTTCGTAACAGACGCACTGTCCGCCACCAGTTCTTTGAGCCTTTCTTTTGTCGTTTGTTCATTCTTAATGAAAGACGCTTGATACGCTCTCTTTCTTGAACTGAAGCTTCGATTTTTTCACCCTCACTTGTAGTGAAGGATGTCTCGCATCCGAAATCTATACCTAAAACCTTACCATTGGTCTGTTTATTTGCTATCTTCGATTTATCTACATAAGTCGTGAACTGAACGTAATACCCCTGCGGTGTATTCAGTAATTTTGCATTTGCATATTCAAGATTTTTATTCAAGAACTGCTTGAGTCCGTTTACCATCAGAGAACCTGATATACCCTGTAACTTAATTCTTTTTGAGGATATTATCTTATGGGTTTTCCCATACTGTTTGAAATTGACAGATGAGACTTCTTTTACAAACTTGAGATGCCCACCAGACTGGAAGCCTTTCTTCTGCAATGTAATGATTGTTCTGATGTTTGAAATTATTTCTGATTGAACACACTGCTTCACAGAGGCAGGAATATATTTCAATTCAACTTCGACATCATTCATATCCTTATCTTTATGAATGATGGTCTTCTTCTTTGTATCGTAATCCCAAACTTTATTTTCTGGATTTTCTTTTATCCAAGCAAGAATTGAATTTTTTAACCACTTTGCTTCTACAAAAATCATTTTCAACTGTTCTTTTTGAACTTTAGACAGTTGATTATCCTGAATCTTTACTGTAAAGACACGACAAACCTGAGAGGCTCTTTTCTCATAGGTAGCCTTTATTGTCTGAGCAATCTGCTTGTTTTTCTCTTCTCGTGTCTTACACATATCTTTAATATAATAAACTTAGTAGAAAAAAGCAAATACTGTTTGAGTAAATATTGCAAAATATACTAACTTTTTATAAATTATATTTATGAGTGAATATGAAACATTGAATCACGAAAAATTCAAACTAAGATACCATGTTATCTTCTCTACTAAATACAGAACAAAATGCTTAACAGATATCAGAGATGATGTGTTAAATTCAATGAAAAGAGCGGAGTCTTTACAGGATAAATGGCATATAGAGACTATGGAGATAGACAAAGACCATATTCATTTTCTTATAACGGCAACTCCAACAACAGTAATTTATGAAATGATAAATAAACTGAAATCTGTTTCCACCTATGATTTATGGAAAAAACATAATGCTTATTTATCCAGATATTATTGGAGCGGAAAGCATTATTTGTGGACTAGAGGTTATTTTATTTCAACTATTGGAGATGTTTCAGAGAAGACATTACAAAATTATATAAAAAATCAAGGATAATATGGCAATTCACCAGCCACCCTAAAGGGATGGCAGCTATCTTGCCACATCTGGTATACATACTCATAAATTATCACTGAACACCCCTTTGCGTAGCAATTCTTTCCCTTTCATCACTGTAGAATATGAATGCCCTTTCCGACTTTCATATTCAAAAATCATAATAGCTATAATTTCTCGGGCTTCACAAAGTTGTCTAAAAACATATTCCAAGTCTGCTCCCATGTATTTAGCAGGTTTGTTGCTGTCAAATAAATCGTCATTCATAATTTCACCACCTTGTTCTGATTCAAGTGAACTGTTATAGGTAAACCAACGAATGCTTCTGTAGCTTCCATTGCTATTGTCATGCTATCTTTTACTCCTTGTTTTTCGTATTGCTCCCAATACTTGAAAAACTCTTTAAGAGCTGTTTCAATAAACTTTGGATTCTCCGTTTTTAACTTTTGCAGATACTCATAAAACCTTTTTTGTTTTTTTGTCACAGTTCCACCACCTTGTATCTACCACACTTTTCACATTGAACAAGTGTATTAAAAAACAATCTTGGCAGGGAGCTTTCCATGTAATGTTTCCTGCCTCTGGAAAATAAAGGCAAATTTTATATTCGTGCTTACAGAACAATCTACGTAAAAACCATATTAAATGTTTCATAGTTTCACCTCACATCTTGAAATAGTCGCACTTGTCGCAAGAATACACCTCATAACACGGAAAAGCATCGCTCGTCGTACCGATAGAGCTAACAGACACTTTTTTTCCTGATACGTTATGTTTATATTTGCAAAAATCCTTCTTTTCTTGTTCTGCACAAAGATTCACCACCTTGTATGAGTTAGGAAGCAGACGGACAAGAATATCAAAATAATGTTCGTTCATTTACTTTTCTGGCTTTTCTTCAACTACTTCATATGTCTGATCAAAAATGTCAGGTTTACAGAAATAAAATTCTCCTTGAACACCTTCAATAATGTAATCACCTACAGAAGCTACGTGCTTTGCTTTTCCTGTTTTACCATCTTCCAAAGTTTTGATTACAAGTTCATCATCCTCCAAAAAAGCATTACCTTTTGAGAAAGCTTCGATTTCTTCGATGTTTTTACCTGTCCATTTCATAGCACAGATTTCAACTGGCTTCTTTCTGAAAACTTTTGGTTCCTTTGTGTCATCAATTTCCTGATTAAGCATTTTCTATCTCCTTTGGAAGCACAATCTCCTTCCAAGCAATAAGTTTTACTCTGTCATTATAAGTCCTTGCATCATACCACCATTCCCCATTCCACTTTACAAGACAAGGAAGTTTTGAGTTATAATGTTTGATATAACCTAGAACAACTTTGTTTATAGGGCTTGTCGGAACATCTGCTTTATGCCACTCATTAGCCTTGTTATAACCGTCTTTGAAAGCCGACTTAGCAATACTTCTTTCTTCATCAGAGAAGTAATTACAATCGTGATTTAAGCAACTGACAGTTTTTACACAGTCCATATTTTCTTTTACCCATTCTTCTGCCATTTCTTTATCTATCATTTTCTACCCCCATACTTAATATTTTTTTTGCTTTATCAAATAAATAATTTTTATAATTCTGTTTATCATTCATAACACTTTCCTCAACTGCTATACCAATAACTTTTGTGTATAGTCTAATGTCAGTAAAATGTTGTGATTTCATTTTCCTAATCTCTGCTTTCAGCTCTGCATTTTCCTTTTCAAGTTCGGTTATATGCTTTTCAATCGGCCTTAAATACTCATCAGTTACTGCACACAACCTTAGAATATCAACGGGCTTGTTCAGTCCTAATATTTCTGAAACTTTATCCAGGAAGTTTGCA